GCTCCTCTAAATAAATTTCCTATACCGAAAGGACTTCCTCTTGTAGCTCTGTAAGCTTTAGGGGCAAATTGTTTAGCTGCTCGTAAATTCTGTTTACTTATTCCAGGTCTATGTCTAGGTCCAAACCAACCTGGGTTAACTGTTTGACCAGCTCCTGAAGCAATAGCTCCGGATCTAATGTCTTGCACTTCTTGTGGAGACATTCCAGACGCTCTATAATCAGCTCTAGCTCTTTCGTTTTTTGCTCCACTTTCCGCAGCACTCATTGCTGCACCAGTTCTATAATTTCCAGCAGCATCAAAGTCATCATAGTTAGGAATTCCTATTGGCCCTTCATGAGGTGTGTCTGGTTTTAAAGATTGTAAGATACCAGCTTCATCATCTGTTATATAAGCTAAATTAACCGGTGTTGAATGAGATCTTGCTTGAAAAGATGTAGGAACATTTACACTGTTGCCTTTTTTATAATTTTCAAAATCATGTATTAAGTTTCCATCGGAAGCCATGTCCATAATACCACCGCCTCGTGCGCCATAACGATTGGTCCAATCACGAGCAATCTCTGGCTCGTTGGCCCATAGGTATCGTCTTTGTTTCTCTGATTGAAATGGCATTATCTTCTTCCGTCTGGTTGTACGTCTACTCTAAAAGTTCCTAGTTTCCAGTCCTGAGAGGTACTGGTATTAGCAATCTTTAAAGAAACGGCACGTGCTCGTGCACGAGTATCTACTTTAGTCGTACTTGAGGTAATTGTAAAGGGTCCTAATGAAGAACTCGCCTGGGAGCTATTAGGATAGTCTCTTAAATTTAATGTAATTTGGGTATCTCCTGTCTGGGAAATAAAGTCAGGAATGAATCTTCTAATTTTCATCAGGAATTCTCCATCTCCTTGGAAGGTTGCTCCACCTTCTTTAGTAACCGTTATATCATAATCACCTGATTCTATATTCGAAGCGATAGCGGTAGTGGTACTTCCAACAATTTGATCGGTTCCTGTTTCATGTTTAAAGTATGTAGTTCGGCCATCAGTATTTCCAACAACATCGAATGAAGTATCAGTGCCAGCGTCATAATAAGTGCCATGAGGATTTCCAAAAACAGCTGAATCTGCCCAAGTGGTTCTATCTAAACTACTCGTTACCCAGATAGCTCTGTCAGGAGTAGAATCTAGATAGTTATAGCTTACCATTCTATTAACAACACTAGAACCTGAAGTTGGATAAAACCAGAATATTTCTCCAAATAGATTATTTAATCCACAGTTTACTAATTGTTGAGCGGTTGTATTTATATCATCAAATACATAGTCTTCAACTAAACATTTCATTGATTCCAATTTACCAGCGTATTTAAAAAATCCATTTTCAGACATCCAGTACGCTGAACCATCTACCTCGATTGCGGCATTCATTCCAAGAAGTCCACAGTTAGTGCCTACTTGTGCAAAGGCAAATACAAATGGAACCCCAACGAAACGCATAGTAAATGCAGCACTATCCGTCCAAACATAAGTGGCATCTCTTCCTCTAACTGCGCCCATGATTCGTGATCCGTCAGCCAGTCTTTGTGAACCTGATGTATTGGTTGAAGTAATTGCCCACGTGTTAATATCCTCTCTATTAGACCATCTAACAAACATTTCATCTTGAGTAGAAGCAGTACCAACCGTGGTTTCAGTTCCAAATAAAACTAAGTGACGATCCGGAGTAGAGACTAACATATCTCTGGACGCGGTGGGTGCACCACTAACAATCGTTGCTCTTGTAGAAGTAGCAGCAGCAAGATCAGAGTCCCATTCAAAGACCGCACCGTTATGAATCAAAGCTAAAAGTTTTTTACCAAAACTATCCAACGTCCATAGACCTGGATCAATTACATAATCACCACTAGCAGCTTCGCCCCAGGCTACATAATCAGTACTATTAGTGATCGTGGCTCCATCTGAATGAGAATCTTTGCTTGTTCCTCTAACTTCCCGAGTCACTCCTGTTAAAGTATTAGTACTAATTCCAGTATAAGAAATTTCTTCTGAACCAATTTGAATAAAACATGTTCCTGAAGAAGGAAATTGAGATGCATCGGTTAATACAATAGTAGTAGTTGCATCATTAATGCCTCCATTAAGCGTGGTTGTAGCTTCTCCTGAAACCGTACCGCCGTATTGTCCTAAACTCCAACCATAACCAGGAAGTTGAGTTGCCGGTCCTACAGGGTAATAGTATTGGACTCTAATACCTCCTGATGTTGTAGCTCCCGATCCTGTTTCAGCCGACGCCATAGTAATGGTGATGGTCGTTGAGGAAGGGACCGTTGTGACCATAAATTTAATATCATCAAAATCAGCGGCTACATAATCTGAATTGGTAATAGTTGTAAAACTATCTAAATAAATAATATCCCCAGCACTCATACCATGAGAAGATGAAAAAGTAATAGTTACTTCAGTAGAGGCATTAGTAGTGGTAAAGGCATTCGTTAGAGTGGTAGTAGTTTTAATAGGATGAATGTCGTAAAAAACACCTCCCGTATAAACATATAAAATTCTATTGGTTCCTATAGCTGAATACTTAAATCCTGAACTATTAATAAATTGGTGTTGAGCTCTAGCAGCTCCCGTTAGAAAATTTTCTCCTAACTGAGACCAACCTCCTATTTTTTCAGGGGTTCCATATCTAAATCGTACATAATCTCCCCCTGTCCACTGCCCTTCAGCGCCTGTGGGAGTAACTTGTTTGTTGAAACCAGGTAAAAATTCTATTTTTTGTAACATTGAACTCCATTGTATTATATATTCCTTATCGGTGGAATACCTAACATCGGCCTTTTGTCGAACCTGTTCTTTTCAGCAAAAGGACCATTCACATGGTTGTAATGAAGAAAGACCTGTCCGCACACGTCTCCTTCAAGGGGTTCTCTCCAATGCTCTAATTCGCATCCACTATATACTAACATATCCCCAACATCAAGTATAACTTTAGTGCCAGCAGGAGCATTAGGTTTGTGTATATTTTTATATTCGTCTATTACTGTATCCACTCCAGTACCATCTATAAAAATAGGCCAAGAATGACCTCCTAAATGAATAGTAGTTGAAATTTCACAGCTTGGTCTATCTTTATGACGCTTTAATATATCTTCTTTTTTATATAATCTTGCATAAGAATAAGTAGGGATTAATTGTAGCCCGGTTTCCTGGGCCATGATGGGTAGTACTTTAACCAGAAGAGTTTCCATTACATGATCTGCATAATGAGAATAGGTATTAGGTACCTGTTTATCTGTCCAGGTGCCAAGCATACCCGTATCGTAGGTAACGTTGTTTTTATACATCCAATCTACTGCGTCTCTCTTCAACAGAAAATAGTTAAAGATAAAGTTAGCCAGCTCGTAGCTAATTGCTTTTTTAATGACTTGATATTTATTAAATTTTGCCATGTTTCTGATGATTCTTAGGCATTACTTCACATATAATACCCTTCTTTTTTTTAATTTCTAACCCTTCTTTAGTATGAAATAAATCTTTGATCTCTTGTTCTGTGTTAAGTAGCCTTCCATTTAAATCATTGTTTTTAGGATCATATAATTTTATAACACAAGAAATTTTTTCTATACCCAGTTCTTTAGCTATCACCATTCTATTGTTTCCGACCGTCACTTTTAATGTACCATCTTTCAATTGATTAATATATACTGGATCTCTTAACCCATACTTGGATACAGATTGTTTAAGGGCATCATTAAATTTATGCTCCTGTCCATTGATAAACTCTGGTCTTGTCAAATGGGTAATATCTTTAGTGTCAACTTCTTTATAAATTAAACCTGTCATTGAAAACCCTGTTGTATAAAATTAAAACTTACTGATATTCTTGTATCATTAGATTCATTTGGTTCTACACAATGCCAGAGCCATGCTGGAAATATAATAATTCTTCCAGATGGAGTATCTAAATGTACCTCTCGCCATAGATGTTTAGGAGGAACACCTTTTATTCTTACAGGCATCACTGTTTGAATTCCTGGTCTTGGATCATTACACACCAGCTTACCACAGTTAGGTGGGGTCTTTATATAATATACTCCAGAAAATAATGTATTAGGATGTACATGAGGTTTATTGTATCCCCCCTGATAGTTTATGTTCGCCCACATATTGCCAAGAATCGGTTCTCTATCTAGCCATTCTTCCTTCCATACATACTGCATAGCTAAAAATAACTGATCTACTAAAGGTCTATATTCTGGTTTGGTTTGCATATCAGTTTGTGAATGCCAACCATTCATATTAGTCTTTTTAATGCCTTTATCTTGTTTAGACCATTCAAGAATATCTTTTTCTAATTGAGGATTAAGTTGATCAGCCATAGGTAAATCAAATCCATAAAAAATGGTTGGAAAAAATTCTTCTTTAATCATCTAAACGGTTTGCCTCCAAACCAAACAACTAATGACTGTCTCATTCCTCGGGTAACTTTATTGACTCTATGATTTAAAAAGGATGCAAAACAAATTGCATGACCTTGTTTTAAGTCCGCAAACTTTCCGGGTGCCATAAGCTCTAACTCACCACCTTCAAATTCTGCTGGATCATTTAATAAAAGAGTCATTGATATTTTTCTAACTGGTGGTTCGTGGCTCATATTTACATCACAATCCATATGCCAGTCGTAAAATCCTCCTTGAGGATATTCTGTGAACTGTGCGTTCTCTGTAATTCTAATATCTCCAAATCCGAAATGATTCTCATTAGCTTTAACAATAAATCTATAAAGATCATGATACATGTGACCCATTTCTTTAAATGGAATCCAACTGATCGTGGTAACTCTTTTCTTCGTATTCGTTCCACCACCAGGTTTATTCATTCCAACTTGTGCGGTTTCTGGTTTGCGTGCTCTCCCCGCTGCAATGATTTCTCTACACTGCTCGGGTGTAAATAATGGAGTAGTTGTTTGTATAATCCAGCTTTTCCATTTGGGTTCAGTAATATGTATGTTTTCGTACATTAATTTCTACCTCTGTTTTTTATTGGATCATACTCTACATCCATATTGGCTGCCAGACTTCTTCTCATTCCTGGTCCATTAAAAGGATATACGCAGTGTCGCATATCATAAGGAAAGATATAAAAATCCCTTTCTTTTAAGTCGGGCTGATAATCAATGGCTGCAAACTGTCCAGACGATGATCCTAGTATCTGAAGTCTTCCATTTTGTGGACTGTCGGCAGATGAATATTCTACGCCAAAAGATTCGGGGAGCTTTAGAATCATTACACTAGATAAACCAGTAAACAATGTTCCTTGATGAACGTGCACTGGATTATATTCATGTTCAAACATTTGATTCACCCACACAGAATTTAAGTGTGTTTTATAATCTGAAATTTTATTGAAGTCTAAATAATGTCTGAATACATGTTCAAACCAATGTTGAATAGTTTGAGGTAGTAAGTTGTGTCTTTTCATTTTATTATTATCTTCACCTCCGAAGAACAAAGAATGCTCTTTCTCTATTTTACCTACCAGTTGCTTGTTAGCTCGTGGCAATGTTGGATACTTCGTTTCATAAACATGATTGATAGTATTATACACATCCAAAGGAACCTCGTATCTTAAAACAGTTTGTCCTAAAGGAACTACTTTAAAATCTAATGTGTCCATATTTTTCTCTTATTCTTTGTGGAATTTTTTCAATGTAGGGATTGTATTCTTTCTGGATTTCATTACGTATAATATGCATATTCTTTCCTACGATAGTATCATCATAAGGCATACCATTAATATTAATCTGTTGCAAGTTTTGAAATTGATGTGGATAGTAAGGCTCTCCTAAAAATTTATATACTTCTTTAATAAAGTGTTCAGGATCCGCTACCAAATCATCGTACTTTAAATAATAACAAAGGTCTTTATAATTAAACGAGTTTTTTATAGCCTCTAATTACTTTGCCACACCTCCGTCTTTATTCATAATTTTACTTAATTTTTCATCATCATTTTTACATCCATATTTATTTACAAATGAATCTGGTTCTTCAGTGTACCATTTCATATAACTAGCGAGTACATCCATCACATCTCTAAGCAATACAATACATTTAAAGGGGCGTTTAAAATGTTTTTGCATCAGTGCAAAGTTTTCTTTTGTCATCACTGGTCCTCTATCTATAATTATTCTCTGTGGCCACTCTTGATAAAAGACATCGTATACGCAGTCTAAAACATCATCCAAAGATTTATGATCCGGATAGTTTTGAAATACATCGGTTTGTTTAAGAAGAAAGAGATCCTTCATAATCTCTAAAGTAATAGAGTTTGCTGTTACGACCAACTCCGGGTTCTGATTCATGATTGATGCAAACAAGGTATTACCTGACCTCGGCATCCCCATTAAAAAGAAGAGTTGTTTATTCTGACTTGGCTCCGAGATCATGGGTCAATTTTTCTTTCTTGTTATAAATCATTTCACCTGATTTTTTAACTCTTTCTATCGTTTGTAATTGACCTAACACATTAAAGACTTCGGGCTGAGAGGATCCTGATGTTAGAGTCTCTGCTTTATTTTTCATAACTAAATGATAAGAGTCTAGCTGGTGTCTATTAACATCTTTCGTATTAAATGAGCCATCATCAAATTCTTTCTTTAAAGCCGACCAGAGTTTAATTTCTCTCATTCTATCTCGAGCAACGAGTTGCATATTAGCGACACTGTATGTTTTTTCATCAATGTCGATTTGAAGAAGTTCTAGTTTTATTGGATCTTTTTCAGTTTCCAGTTTTTGTTTTAATTTTTTAAGTTTAACTTCATTACGTCTGGCATCAAAAGATAAGTTCATTAAATTTTCTAGGAATACATTTTGTTCTCTAACACACTGCCAGTACTTAGAAGCCTTCGTTGGATACTTGGCATCTTGCAGGACAGACATTCTCATTTCTGTTTCAGTTCTAAAGACCTGTTTCTTTGTCCAGGTATCACGAAGCTCGCTCGTTAATTCTCTAAATTTAGAAACATCTTCAGCGTCTAATAAATTATTAAGACTCGGTGCTTCTTTTACAATCAACTCGTGGATATTTCTTTTCTCTTTCATGGTGTTGAATATAACTATTTTTAGCTTGTTGTCAATGTTTCAATATTAGCTGCTGATGTTGGTCCTGTAAATTCTTCAGTAGCAGCACTTGTAGTAGTTGAACCAGGCATAACATTCCCAGAAAAAGCAACAGCTGCTGTAGCCGTACCGGCTCCTCCCATTTGTTGTCGTGCTGTGTTAAAAGAAGGAGAAGTAGACCAAGCCGATCCATCCCAATTTTGTGCATTAGCTTCGTATGGAGGTAAAGTGTCCTGGCAAGCCATTAAAGCTGCTGTTGTAGTTCCTGCTGATGCAACTCCATACATATCATAAAGACTATTAGCGGTTGATGTCCAAGTAGAGCCATCATATTCTTCACTTGCAAGTGATACAGGAGTAGGACCTCCAACATCTCCAGCAGTAGCTATAGCTGCAGTTTGAGTTCCCGCACCACCTCCTGATGTTCTTCCAGTATTTAAACTTCCAGGTGAAGAAGCCCACACAGATCCATCATATTCTTGGGTTAATTGCCAATTGGTAGGACTGGGCATTCCACCTGCTATCATGCCAGCGCTTTCAATTCCAACGCCAGGAACTGCAAAATTAGAAATACCTGCTGCTTGATTCCCAGTTTGAGACCAAGAAGATCCATTCCATTCATATGTTTCGTTTTTTTGACTTGCGGTAGGTACTGTAGAATAACCTCCTACAATAACTGCTGCTGTTTGAGTTCCAAAACCTCCTCCAAAATATCTAGTAACCGGCATCGCTGTAATAGCACTCCAAGTACTTCCATCGTAAGTTTCTGCATCCGATCTACCTACTCCTCCTGGAGGGCTCGTATAACCCATTGCTCCTAAAGCAGCGGTTTGAGTTCCAGCTGATGCTGAAGCAATTCCTCTTCTAGTTTGATTCATATTATTACCACTCGCCCATGCTCCGGCTGTGATTGCGCTTGTTGATTGATTATATTCTTCTGTAGCACTTGTGTAAGGAGCAGCTCCTCCTCCTCCAGTTGCACCTCCATAATTTAATCCTGCAGAAGACGAACTACCAGCTGAAGCTCCAAAAGCCATCGCTGTTGCTAAAGTTGCTGGGGAAGTTGTCCAAGTCGTTCCATCGTAAGTTTCTGTTGCTGTACTTCCTGGTGCAGGTGATGTTGCTCTACCACCTACAGCAAAGCAGGATGTTTGTACACCATTTCCCCCTAATTCTCCTCTGGCAGTATTCATAACATTACCGGTTGTCCAATTAGTACCATCGTATTCTTCAGTTTCATTTAAAAATCCTGGTGCACTATTTCCACCATATATAATACCTGCTCCTATAAGACCTGCTCCAACTAGTCCCCATTTTGCTGTTCCGTTTACATTAGTTTCCTCTGACCAAGTTGATCCATTATATTCTTCTACAAGTTGTTGTCCTGTTGGACCCACAGCTCCGCAAGCAGAAACAGCCGCTGTTTGAATTCCAAATCCTCCTGAACCTGCTCTTGCTGTATTCATACTTCCTGGACTATTAGTCCAAGTAGAACCATCATATTCTTCCGTTGCACCAGTGTCTGTTGTTATATAACCACCAAAAGCTAGACCTGCTGCTGTAGTTCCAGCTCCACTACACTGTCTTCTAGCAGTATTTAAATTGGGGGTAATTGACCAACCACTTCCATTATATTCTTCAGATGCATTTGTAACAGTAGCCGGTGTAACCATACCTCCCGCCAGTAAAGCAGCAGTTTGAATTCCAATACCACAATCATTTAAATAAGCTCTAGCAGTTGTTAAAGGTGCACCACTCGACCATGCTTCAGTTAATAGCCGTGTTTTAAGCGTACCTGTGGCTGAGTTATACCATACTTCTCCACTCGCCGGATCGGCCGGATCTGCGGATAAGTATTTAACTCTCAATCCTCGGATATCTTGATAATCAGCCATTTAAAAATTCCTTTATGGAAGAGTTATATCGCCTGGTCTTATACTATTTGGTCCTTTTTCTTCTGCAGACAATGCATCCCACGCAGCTTGTGCAGCTTCAACTTCAGCTGTAACCAAAGCTTGCGCTTCTGCTTTTGTTTTTTCCACACCGTTCTTTTCAGCTAACCAAAGAGCGCCTTTTTCGCTGTTACCAACGACCCAGACCTCTCCAGGATAACCTCTAAGAAAGAAATTTCTTCTGTCTTGTACAGTAAAGAATCCTTTTCCAGTGTTTGTAGCAGTACCATATATAAATAGTGCCATAGTTTCCTCCTTTTAAATTTTGTATCATATTTTTAACTCGTTGTAATTGTTTTAACAGTTGCCACGGTTGTATATTCTTCTGTTGCAGTATGAACAGGAGAAGGGTCACCTACTGGTGATCCTCCAAAAGCTAATGCAGCTGTATTAGTTGTAATACTACTAGTACTACCCATTAAGGATCTTGCTGTTGCTAAATCAGCTCCTTCAGTCCAACTTGTCCCATCAAAAAGTTCATTTTCACCAGCGGCTGCTGGACCTGGGGCGATTCCTCCAAAATTAATAGAAGCTGTTTGTGGTCCCCCAGCACCTGAATAATATCTTGCAGTATTTAAAGCTGGTCCAGCAGTCCAAGAAGAACCATTATATTGTTCATAATTTGTAGTTCCTGGTAATCCTCCCATAACACCTCCTGCAGTTTGAGTTCCAGCTGAAGCCGAATAAGCTCTAATAGCATTCATTGTTCCACCTGTTGTCCAAGAAGAACCATCATAGTCAAAAACAAAATTAGTAGTATCAGGATTTGCGCCTGCTGTTGTACATGCGGCTGCAGTTCCAAAAGCTGTGTTTGACCATAAACCAATTGGAGTTACTGTTTCAGCAGACCAACTAGCTCCATTATAAGATTCAACAACTGTTTGTCCTCCTGAGGGACTTGGATCATAAGGGGGTGCACCAGCAACTACAATTCCTGCAGTTATAGGGCCAGCTCCTCCAGTATAAACTCTTGCATTAGTCAGGGCACCACCAGCTGTCCAACTTGATCCGTTATATTCTTCAGTTGCAGTTGTTACTGGCGCTGGCCAACCAGTTATTCCTCCTCCTAACCAAGCAGCAGTTGGAGTTCCACCTGATCCTCCACCTGCTCTAGCTGTAGTTAAAGCTGGAGCACTCGACCATGCTGCAGTAAGTGTAGCAGTTTTAAAAGCATCCGATGTATCGTTGTACCAAATCTGTCCTTCACCAATAGCCGCTGGTGGATCGGCTGATAAAGTCTTTATCTTTTGTCCAAAAATTTGTTTGTATGTTGCCATAATTAACTCGTTGTTACCGTTTGTGCTGTTGCTGCCGCAGTGTATTCTTCTGTGTTTGTCATAGCTGGGTCTCCTCCAAAAGCTAAAGCAAGCGTAGTAGTTCCTGCCGCGGCTAAAGTCGCTCTAGCAGTTCCTAAACTTGCAGGTGACGTTGTCCAATCTGTTCCATCGTACTCTTCCATTGCAGCTGATGCGCTTCCAGTGTCTCCTCCAACAACGAATGCCGCTGTTTGAAGTCCATCTCCTGATAGTTTACTTCTTGCTGTATTTAAACTATTTCCTGCTGTCCAACTAGTTCCATTATATTCTTCCGAAACAGCTGTGATTGCTGTTCCATTATATCCTGCAGCTGCTAATCCTGCAGTCGCAGTTCCTGCACCAGCTAATTGTCTTGTTGGTGTAGTTAAAGTATTTTCCGAAGTCCATGAAGCACCATTATATGATTCTGTATAAGCATAAGTAGTTGAACCATCAAATGCACCAAAAAATAAAGTAGCTGTTTGAGTTCCAGCCCCAGCACCCATAGCTCGACCATTATTTAAAGCTCCACCGGCTGTCCAAGCTGATCCATTATATTCTTCAGAAAGTGTTGATCTTGTAGGCATTGGTTCTCCACCCATAGTAATAGCTGCAGTTAGAATTCCTGCGGCAGCGTTACCAGTTGCAGCGGTTGCCATAGTGCCACCGGCCGTCCAACTAGATCCATTATACTCTTGTGATGCATCAGTTGCACCAGATCCATTATTACCTGCAGCCATTAATGCTGCTGTTTGAATTCCACATCCAGCTGTACCTTCTATACCTGGAGATAAAGCTCCACCACTCGCCCATGCTCTAACTAACGGCGCTACCTTTAAAGTTCCTGATGTTGAATTATACCAAATTTCTCCTTCCAATAAATTAGAAGGATCCGTTGCAAGTGATTTAATGTTGAATCCGCTTATTCCTTTATATGTCGCCATTTAGCTCCTAATTATTCTTTAGAAGCCACCCTTGTGTCGCGCCAGAATAAGCCAAAGTAAATCCAGCCCGTTCTGTCGCTACTGTTAAAGTTGCATCTGCCGTATTACCTTGTATTTTTTCTCCGGAACCAGGAGTGACCGTTAAATTATTTGTATCAAACGTTGCTGCATAATCTATTACAGATACTTCATCTCCAAGAGATCCTGCCGGCAAAGTTAAATTACATGCATTTGATGTGGTATCAATAAAATACCCTTCACCTGCTACTGCTGTTTTAGTAGCTCCTGTAACAACTGCTTGCCAAGAAGTTCCACCGGCCATTGCTGTCCATGATAGAGTTCCAGAACCATTTGTTTTCATTACCTCATCCGCGGCACCTGTGGCCACGGGCAAAGTTAAAGTATATGCTGTATCTGATGTAATAGTTGCAGGCGCTTTAAATCCTACATATGCTGAACCGGCGTTATCACCTAATCTTAGGGCACCCTCTGTATCAATTAAAACATTTGTGCCATCCCAAACAAAATTGGAAGAAGCTCCAAATGCTCCTGAGTTATTAAACTGTATTTCTGTAGTTGAACCTGCTGGATCTGTTGCTAAAGTAACGGCTACTAAATTTGATCCACTCATGTAAACTAATTTTTTACCTTTATCAGTAGTAGAAAAAGTAGTTCCTGATCCACCATCAGAAGCTCCTTTTAATTGAACTGTGTGTCCTCCACTTGTATTATTAAATACAATTTTTAATCCTTCTGTGGCATCTGGAAATGTTACAATTTGATTTCCTGTAATTGTTCCTGTTAATTCTATAACTTGATTTCTTGCAGCATTAGTTAAACTATCAGTTGTTGAAGATGAATCTCCATCTGTAATTAATAAAGCTGTAGTTTGTACCCCACCTGCAATAGTTTGTGAATGATAGCCTGATGCGGCTTGTTGAATAACGTTTAAATTTGTGTTTGTTTTAGTTCCCCATGTACCAGCATTTTCACCGGTTGCCATAAGTTCTATACCTAAATAATTATATGTTGATGCCATATTTTTCTCCTAAGCTACATCACTATAGCTTGTATTTGATCCTGTTGCAACATTCGAATATGAGATATTCGAACCCGTTGAAATATTACTATAAGAGATATTGGATCCAGTGTCAATATTCTCATAACTTATAATAAAAGGAGCAGTTAAAGTAACAGTTGCTGAAAGACCATCAAAGCTTACTACCTGATCCGGTAAATCTACACTTCCAACGCTGAAACTTGAAGATACCCCATCAAAACTGACTACTTGATCAGGAACATCGGCTATTGAACCAAGGCTCATGGTACTAGATATACCACTTGGCTGAACTACTACTGATCCTATTCCTTCTAAAGTTCCAAGAGTAAATTCTGCTGAAAGTCCTGTTAAAGCAGCTGCATCATTAGGCACAGTTACACTATCTAAAGTAGAAGTAATTGCAAATCCTGAAGGTTGGACTACTACCTCATTAATAAATACAGGAGTACCCATTTCAGAAGTGATAGCTAATCCACTAGGTGAAACATCTTCATTAGGTGCAAATGCTGTTCCTTGAGTGGATGTGATTTCTAATCCATCAAAACCAACAACTTGATCCGTAGGATCAATAACTCCTATAGCAGCAGTTATATCTAAACCGGTAATAGTTGGTGTTACATTAACAACCGGAGTAATAGTTCCTTGTAGTGAACTAATTAAAAAATTAGAACTTTCTAAAGAAGAATCTACAACTATTGTAGGATCTCCAACATTAAAAGTAGAACTTATTCCTGTTGGTTCAACTGTAACATCAACAACATTAGTAACGCTGCCAATACTAGCTGTAAAAGAAATTCCTGTAGGTGTAACGGTTGCATCCGATAACTCATTCCATTCGTTATCACCCCAACCAAGGGCTCCCCATCCTTCAGTGTAAAGAGTAGCATCTCCCCAGTTGGCACGCCCCCAGGTTCTGCGTCCCCAACCTTCTGTTACGGTAGGCATAAGGAAACCTCCTTACGCTAATCTTATGATTGCGTTTGACGAATCGTTAGCAGGAAATTGAATTGTAAAAGTTCCAGCGGTTGCTGTTTTATCAGACCCAAATGCAATTATACAAACGGACTCTGTAGTACTTGTAGATGCTCCTGTAGTCGTATCATAAATCATTGCACCATTCGCTGTGAATGAAGCAGTTGTCCATGAGACATCTGTGAAATCTGTGAATGCAGTTGTAGAAGTCAAACCAACTCCTGTATTGGTTAAAGCTGCTCCACCTGCACTGTAAGCGCTTCCTGCTGTGTTTGTAATTTCTTCAGAAGTAGAATAGTCAGTTGTTGCTGCGCCTAAATCAGCACTACTATCAAAAAGAGCAATTTTAAATGAATCACCACTAGATGAACTAAAATTATGTTTTCCTTGTAATAGTTCCTGTTTAAAGCTGGAACAAATTGCTGATGTTATTGCCATATTTATCTCCTATTTTAAGGATTCGGAGACTCGATTGGAATACGAATTGTACCATCCGTATAATCATCTCGTCTTCTTCTCCCAATTTGCTCTGCAGCAAATTTCTGAACTACATTATTATACTTTTGTTCATAGAATGTCAACATATCCATAGGGCCTTTTAAAAATCCATAAGCTTCTATAAGACAAGCATATAATAGCCCATTTCCAAAATTTTGACTGATGAAGGTTGTAGTATTAGCAGAACTTAATCCTGTTGGTTTAGCATTAAAATGAACTTGAAATGCATAAGTGGCATTGGGAACAGGGGCAATCATATAACGTCCTGAAGTAGTATCCGTTATCCCCGTTGCTCCACCAAATTGAGCATAATATTTAGGACTTCCAGTAGCAGTATTAGCAGCTACATACTCATTTAAAAAAGTCTGGTCCTTTTTTTGTAACCAAGTATTAGCTCCAGTAATAGCACCATCCGTGGCTGTATAAACTTGAATACCTCTAGTAAATAAACATCCTGCTGGGCAGTTAATGGTTTGTTGTCCTGTAACTAAACTTCCTGATTGTTGTTTTCTATCTGCATCAATTGGAAGATCTCTTAAAAGTCTATATTCAGCCATTTCAATGAATTGATCTGTAATAGTAGAAGTTAATACATTTGTATCTACTTCAGTATAGTTTCCAATTGCTGTTGTAAGTGTTGCGTATGTAAATCCTGCCATTATGGTTCTATAGTTACCGGTCCAACGGACACTGGATAACCACCTCCTTCTATTCCACCTGTTGTAGCTGTATCAGTATTGACAACAAAATAAAACCAGTCTGTTGTAAAATC